AGAGAGGCCGCTAAAGACAAAGGAAAAGTACCAAAAAAAACATTGGTAAAAGAGAGAAGAGCGGAAAAAAGAAAGTCAAAAATGGAAGTAAGGTCGGTCATAAAGAATCACCACGGCTTAAAAAGTGAGTACAAGAAGCGCATAAAAGCGCCAAAAGTAACAAGGCACATGAGAAAATAGCAAATATACTCAAGAGGATTATCAGTGGAAACACCCTGCATAAGCTGAACAAAAAGGTCATGCAATTTATCACCCCCTAGAATCTGGAAAGAAATAACGAATTACGAACATACAACCAAGGATAGCAAGCAGAGCAAGGCAGACAGCAAAAAGAGGATTATAGAGCTCTTGCAGGAAATCGCGCAAAGTGGCTTGCGCAGAATTATAATCATCACGAAAAGAAGAAAGGAGAGTATAAAGCTGCTGAAGCTGCTCATAGCATAAACGCCCGTAATAGTCAGAATTCATAATACTACCTCTTAAGCACAATACCACGGATAGCAACGATTAACAGGCAAACAGCAAGAAGCACGCCATACAAAGAAACATCATCAGTCACAGACACGCCCTTTAAGTAGGCCCAAAAACCAGAAAGAAAAGCCGGGAGCCAAGAAAAAGATAACATATCCATTAGTTACGCCCCACAAGAAGAAGAATAACAGAAAGAGAAATGCCGAGACCAGCAAAAGCTAAAAGAGGTGTCGGAAGATAACCAAGAACAATAGTAATATAAGAGACGAACTCAAAAGCAAGAGCAACCAGCTGAACAATACCAGAAATAAGGTTAATAAGCAGCTGGAAAACGGCAACAATAGCATTAGATATACCAGCCAAAAAATCAAGCATAACTAATCACCCTTATCCCGCCGACTATGAGAAACGCGAACAGCAGCAGATACACCACGGCCAATAGAGAGCATAGCAATACCGAGCATAAGAGACAAAACAATAGCTTGAGTAGGCGAGTCGTTCCAAATCAACATGAAAACATTAGTAACATAGGATAGACCAGCAGCGGCATCGTCCCAACCGTCAAGACCAAAAGATATATTAGATTTATAGGTATTGATGTTTTGCCACAACTGCTGTTCTTGCCCAGATTGCTGACCACCGATATTATTAAGTTCGTCAGTCTTGCCGGACTGATCGGGGTTAATACCCGAAGCAAGAGAATTATCCTCTATCAAGTACAGATATGCGCAGCCATAACCGCCAGAAGAATCAAGACCAATCCAGGCATCACCGAAAATAAGACCGCCAGCAGGCACATCAATAACGGCTTTATAGCGATTCGCATCACCAAACTTGCCAAGATACTTAAAATCAGTACCAAGCACACCAAGCGAATCATTAACGGATGCAGTAGGGGCGTTAGATTCTAGCATAAAACCCCAGCTAGAAGAAGATAAAGAATGAGCACTGTCAATATTAACAAGTAAGGCATAACGACCAGAAGGGATAAAAGTATTAAGGTAACGACTATTAGTATTATTAAAAATAACAAGAGACCCGGAAGAAGCAATCATGCCGGGGTATGTATCCGAAGTCGTACCATCGTAATGGAAAGAATCGAAACAATAAAGGGCATCATCAGTATTAAAACCCTTATCACGATCAAAAAGAGTATTAAGTTTATCTAAAATAGTATCGAGTTTAGAATTGAAAGAAGCCAAAGACGGTCCATCGCTAGAATAATAGAGAGAGCCAGGACTGACATTAAAATCACGCCGGACAACATAACCCGGATAAGTACCAGTACCGCCAGCAGCAGCGGGAGACCACATAAGAGTATAATCAACAGCATAATGCAACGTAATGGAAGACATATCTTGTTGAAAATATACCCAGATACGATTGTTACCCTCAAGAGCAATATCCGCGCCATCGTAAGAAGCGCCATCGGTATGGATAACTTCAAAACTAGATACATGGGTAGCATTCGCGGAAACCTGAGAACCGGAAGAGTTATAAAAAATAGTAGTAGGAGTAGTAATAGCTAAATCAAAATACCACTTTTGACCTGCCTTAAAATTACCATTAAAAGTAGTAGTATAACCCCGCGTGCTACTAACAGTAGTACCAAAAGGGCAATATAAAGACTCAGCACTAGCAGGAAGAACACATAAAGCGCCTATGACTACCATGCAAAATAGTAACCACAGGCGCTTCATTGCAATCACCTACATAAAAACATTTCTATCCACAGCCCAATTCTAACCACAGCCCAAGGGAGAAGGGCTGACAACAAAGAAAAACTAACGTGTAGCAGGGGTTACAAGATCGAGCTTGCCAAAACGAGAGATCATATAGAGCTCAATCTGTGTGCCGGGCTGGTAGTCACGGTCAAAAGACTTAACTTCAAACAAAGAGCCATCATCAAGCGGAATCCATACGCTACACCAATGGTATCTAGTACCATCTTTTCTGTTACCTTCATACACACGGCTAGCAATAACATTAAAAGTCACTATAAATCACCTCCAAATGACTACATACATATACTAACACATAGGGGGGGGGNGGGGGGGGGTACGTCAACGTCAAAAACCGCCAAATTAAAACGGGTCATTATGTGCAAGATGATTATCAACATTACGCATATCGTTTACAGCTTGCTGAAGCCGAATAAGATTATCATGAGCCTCAGCCAACTCCTGCGCCATTGTATCCCGTCTATCATAGATACGAGATTTAATATAGTTTGATATAACCATGGTGCTGTTATCATCCAGCAGATCAGACCATTCAGTGTGTTCATCATCACAATAATCAAGAAATTGAGCAAAACTATAAATATTATTGTCGCGAATATACTTGCGCATCTTGCGCAACATCTCATGACGGCAAATATTTGTAACTTTCAAGTACTCGGAGCAGTCAGCGCCCCCAAAAGAACGCATGTCAGAAGCAGAATACTGCACCTTTTCGGGGTTATCCATATGTATAAAATAACGGACTTGACCGCGAGCATTATTACATATCTGGGGAATAGTACCATTAAGCAGGGTTTGAGTTATAGCAGAAACCTGCTCAAAAGATTTATGACCGGGGAAAAGAAGCAAAACATGATAATGAGGCTTTTTAGGTTCGCCGTCGGGGTTTACGTCCTTATCATGGAGCGGAGAAACAACAGCAGGAACGTGCAGGCCGTCCAAGAGTTCGGCCCAATTTGTAGGCGCAGAATCAGGATAGAGAATAAACACCCAATTACGAGCGCGACCATCTTTAGCAGATGCAGACATAATATAACAACTCCTATCATATATGGCCAATGGCCAATGGCCACCCTGGGGGTGTCGTAGTACCCCCAGGGGTGCGCGGCTGGTTTTAGGTCTATTTTTTTAGGGGTTGACTATTTTTAATTTATGTGATAAGGTAGATTTAGTGGGATAAATAGTCAACCTGGGCCGCTCTGCTACCAACAGACGGCCTATTTTTTTTAGGCCCGACAGGGCGAATAGAAGCAGAAGTATGCAGCTGTACCAAACGGAAACAGCTGCGCGGATGCCGACAAGAGTATACTAACCCTCAAGCGCGGGGGCATCCTTGCGCGAATCTGGGGCTGAGGCCCCAGCCCCCGGGGTATCCGGCATAATAAAACACTTATCCTGATAATAAGACCACACAGCGCGGCGAACGGCGGCAGAATAAGGGATACCGTTAAGCTCACGCATAGCGCGGAGACAATTAAGAGTTACGTCATCAACAGTTATAGTGATTTTTTGCATAATTAACACCTCCAACTACACTATACCATACTTATACATATAATGCAATACTAGTGTGCAAAAAAATCATCTATATCTTGATTCAGACTTTCCTCTATTTCCTCTTGAGTAGGCATCTCAGGAGCATTCCACAACTTTTGAATCTTGCGAAGTTTACGGCGGCCAACGTGAGCGGCAACAGTAAGATGCACATTAGAACAGAAATCCTTAAGGAGATGCAACCAAACATAAGCACGAGACGGCAGAGGGCCACCAGAGGGACAGACAGGCCAAGGGGTTGACGGCTCGGGCAAACGTGCAACATCGAAAGAATCAAATAAGCCAGAATAGCGAGGAATCAAAGTGACCATCCGAGAACCAGCCCAACAGAACAAAATAGAATCGAACTCCAAATCCTCAGTTATGCGAGATTCTGAATCACCAACAGACTTAGTAAGGGTTATTTTGCGAGTGATCCGGCGGCCATACGCAAAAATACGAAAACGACATTCCACGAGATACATATCATCGCAAAGATCCCGAAGCTTTTTATCTATGTCGAAAGTCTGAGAAGCGAGATATACGCGCACCCTATGATGACGTTGCAATTTGAACCAATCTCTGACCTCTGGTTTGAAATTCTTAAAATGACGGTTATCCCAGACCATGCCAGCTTCATCTATAATCAAAACAGAATCAGGCGGAATATTGTAAAAACCAATATCAGATTCTGCTAAAATATGAGCGTTTGGAAGTGGAATATTTGCATAAATTTCTTTTCCAGCCTGATGAGCTTCATAAGCAATTCTTGTTAAAGTCGTGCTTTTACCAGAACCCTTCTTTCCAAATATCATAGTAAGCTTATACGGATTTACAAATTTAAGAGTAGCAAAGTGCAAAAAGATGATAAAACAACAAAAAAGCACTAATAAAAAAAGAAAAAAATGTAACATAATAAAATAAAATATAAAAATATAATAATAATCATAAATGAATTAAACGAGCAACAAAAGACCACACAAAAACAAAAAAGAAAATATACCAACAAAATTGAAAAAGAGAAAAGTCCCAAAAATGAGAGAGCCAAGACATCCAAAAGGAAATAGTATTAAGAAAAAAATCCATAGCGATCACCCAGAAAAAAGGGACGGCCCCGGCGAGCTAAAGCAACGCCGGGGCCATCCCGAAAGAATCAACTGCGAGAAAGCAAGCGGCCAATGATACCGACAACGCCACCGGCAAAGAGGAACACAGCAGTGAAAAGCAGGAAAGGCGTGGAAACAATAGTGGAACAAGCGGAGCCAACAGCCGTTAAGATAACGCCGAAGCCATCAGAAAGAGTAGTCAGGAAAGCAGCCATAGAGACACCCCCTTATTAGCTGCGAGAAAGCAAGCGGCCAATGATGCCGACAACGCCACCGGCAAACAGGAAGACAGCCGTAAACAACAGGAAAGGCGTGGAAACAATGGTGGAACAAGCGGAGGTGACAGCGGTCAGGATAACCGAAAAGCCAGACGAAAGAGTGGAAAGCAGATCAGCCAAAGTAGGAGTAGCAGGGGGCTGCGTGGAAAGAAGCTGCAAAGGAATCATAGAAAACACCTCACATAAGTAATTGATAGAGTTTGAAAACAAGAACTAAAACGGCC